GGGAAAAACAATGGCTAGTTATCTGAAGGCATCCATTCAACGCTCGTATGCTGAGAGTTTTCTGACCGAACTTGAACGGAATGAAAATCAGTACTTCTTTTTCATTGCCAAGTCTACGGCGTGGTCTAATGACAACGCTCCACCCACATACAGCGACACTGTTAGGGCTGAATACGATGTAATGAACAACATCATCGGATACAAGAAACTCAATCCTGAGAATGTAATCTTTGCCTTGCCCCGTTACGAGTGGACTGCGAATACCGTATACGATTCGTATGACGATAATGTGAATTTGTTTGACGAGACTGATCCCGCTATTTTTTATGTGGTCACAGACGAAAACAACATCTACAAGTGCTTAAACAACGGCGGCAGTACAAACAAGTCTACCATCAAGCCAACCCTGACGATCAGCACTCCGTTTGGTTCTGCTGACGGTTACACATGGCAGTATCTTGCCACCGTGAAAGAAGGCAATCTTCCGTATGAACTCACGGGTTATGTTCCCATTGAATTTTCAACTTTAAGCAGCGATCCCGAAACACAGAATCAGTACAACGCACAGGTACAGGCTGTGCCTTCGTCTATTACTCGCATGGTGGTGACGAATTCATCGGGTGCTGCTTTGGGCGTGTATCCGTATGCCGTTTCAACAGCAAACTACTCGGGATTTGTATTGAAGGTGGCACGAGTAGATTCGGTTCCTGGCGATTCCCGTTCCAAGGTGGTTGTGATTACTGATACTGTTTCTAAAGGTAGACTTGCAGACTCTTCGCAGTATTCCAATTATGTGGGATACGCCATGCGGGTGGACAGCAACACCACGGTGGATCGCACACAGATTAACAACTACGGAATCATCACAGCAGTACAGACTAATGGAAACGAAGTACGGTTCACAGTAACAAGCGACACCATAGACTTTGCACTTACCGCCACTGGTACCAGTGGATTTGCTTCGGTTGAGATTTTGCCGTACATCAAGATTACAGGAAGTGGAACCGGAGCGTATGCTTTCCCTGCGATGACTACGAGCAACTCTATTTCAGGCGTTTCGATGGGAAACGGCGGAAGAGACTACTCCAATGTATCGGCGCAGGTTTTGAGTGCAAAGACAGTAAGCACTGACCACCCCACCATTCGTGCGATCATTTCTCCCAAGGGCGGTCACGGCAGCAATATTTTGAAAGAACTCAATATCAAGGATGTGCTGATTATTGTAGAGATTAGTGAAGACGATGCAGAAAATATTATTGGCGGTGGCTCGTATCGGCAATTCGGAATCATAAAGAATCCGCTTCTTGGGGACGGTTCTGGCATGATCGCGGGATCAAATGATTTGTATTACCGAGATGTTTCTATTATTGGTGATAGTAACATAGACACTTCAGTGTTTGATAGTGGTGTTGCCAGTTTTATCATTGGAACAGAATCGTATTCATCTGCCAAGGTTGCTGGCATCAAGTCTGAGGGTGGCAGCGTGGTTACTCTTAAAACACAAAATTCTGCTGGAAAATTTGTAACCAAGCAGGACAGGCAAAACGATTATATTGTGTCGCTGAATCCTAAATCCGCTACTAATTTTGTATCTCTCGAAAAGGTAACACAGACTGTTCCGGCGGGAACTGTATTTGGATCTGGTGTTTCGTTTGGTTACAGTTTCACTGTTACTGGCAATGTGCTTGATGTTAGTGGTTCCACGCTTACAGTGCGACTCACATCAGACGCAAATTTTGTTGCTGGTATTTCTTTGAGTGGTGCAGTTTCTGGTGCAACCGGCACGGTTTCTATTCTTTCTTCACGAAACGGTGAGTATGTGTTGGTAAGTAAAACCACCGCTACCGAAAACGCAGTAATAGCAGACAACGGGGCGGGTGTGCAAAAACAGTACAAGATTTACGAAGTGGGAACTCCGTATTTTGATTTGAGTGCTGCTCCGTCCTATTCTGGTCTTCATGTGCTTCAGTTGTCTACTAGTGTAAGCCCACAGACTGGTGCAATGGATACTACCAGCGCAGCACTCACCCAAAACTCGTTCTCTAGTGGTGATACCGTGTATCAAGGCTCCACTGCATCCTACAGTCAGTACGCTAGTGGCAAAGTGTACTATTGGGATTTCGTAAACAGCGCGAGCGGAACACTGTATCTCACTGATGTGGTGGGATCGTTCAAGAGCGTTGCGGTGGACGGCATTACAGGCTCCACACTTGGTGCGTTTATTATTGCTGATGTCACGCTGCCAGAGATTGATCGTACCTCCGGAGAGGTCTTATACATAGACAATGTACGCCCCATACAGCGAAATATGGGTCAGCAAGAAGAATTCAGATTAAGACTTGGCTTCTAAGAGGAACACATGGCATACGATCCAAGCATTTTCAACATCAACCCATATTACGATGATTTTTCTGCTGACAAGGGGTTTTTGCGTGTACTATTCAAGCCCGGCTATGCCGTACAGGCTCGTGAACTAACGCAGATTCAGACCATCTTGCAGGATCAGTTGTCCACTGTAGGAAACTATCTGTTTAAAGATGGTTCTCGTATTGTTGGCGGTGGCTTGAGTGTTCGTAATTCCTCGTACATCATGGTTAATGTGGGAGAAGGAACTGCACTAAACGCCTTGACCACCGATCAGTACCCCAACTTGGTTGGTGGAATGCTGACTTTTAGTGATGCACAGTCCACCGTTGAAGCCAAAGTTGTACACTTTCTGGCTCCAGAAGAAGACGGAAATCTTATTCTCATTGTGGACTTCATATCAGGCGATTCGTTTCAGTACAATACCTGCACCTTCACAAAAGAAAATGTTGTATATACAGTCACGCTTATTGACTCGTCTAGTGCTGGATATCCAACAACAGGAAACTGCAAACTAGTCACGGTTTCTGATGGGCTGTTTTATGTTGACGGATTCTTTGTTCGTACCCCCACACAGCAGTTTGCCCCGTACCGTGTTCTCACAGCGGGTACGGCTACCAATTATCGTGATTTGAATTTCACAGCGTTCGCGGATCTATCCAAGAAAATTGGATTTGCAGTTAACCGCGATTTCGTAATAGAGCGGCAAGACTCCACGCTGCGCGATCCTGCCATTGGTTCGTACAACTACAACGCACCTGGCGCAGACCGCTACAGTATTAGTCTTGTGCTTGCTCAGTCTGATTTAGACGAAACACTAGACGATTTCGTGGAACTGCTGCGTTTTGAGAGCGGCAAGATCACCAAGAAAATTGATCGTATCACATACGGCGAAATCCAAAAAGCACTGGCTCTGCGAACCTATGACGAATCAGGTTCATATACCGTTCGTCCGTTTGATCTTACAGTGAAGCCATACGACACCACCAATCACCTCCTATCCGTGGGTGAAGGCAAAGCGTATGTGCTTGGCTATGATGTGGAAAATCAGTATCCACGGGGGCTGACACTGCCCAAGGCACAGAGCGCAAGCGACACAGTTTCTCCTACATTCCCGTTCAGTACGGGTTTGTATATGGGTGTCTCTATGGGTGGCATTGCGTCATTCGGAACCACCTTTGCCGCAAATTTGCCAACAATCAGTTCTGGCTCTGCGTATGTGGACATCCGAAATGCCACAAACACAACCGTTGCCACTGGACTGGTTCACGGAGCATTCCCAAGCAATCTTGAGCGGTCGGGAACTTCTGGAAAAACAGGACACTACTACCGACTGTATCTGTACGGCGTAAGCGGTTCGGTTGCAAGCGGAAGAACTGGTTACATCTATCAGCACGGAACTCCTGTGGGAGTAACACTGTGGGGCACATTCACTCCACAATCAGCCACGGGATTCACATTGGCGGGAACCGATGACTCTTCTCTGCTGTACGAACTTAAGCCTGGATATGCGATCAAGGATATAACAAGACTTGCGCTTCGCAGTAGACTTGTTGGCGGTTATATAACTCCAACGAATCCAACAACAACTACAACCAAATACACTATCAGCAAGAGTGCTTTTTCTTCAACCATTGCAGCAGGCAGTGCTGGTGTGTTCTCGTTTGAGAATTACGGATCATCTCCAAACAATAATGCTGAAATTTCCAAGATAGCGTTTACTAATGTGGACAACATTGCGTTTGCTCCTGCCCCCTCAAATAGTGTTGTGTCAACAAATGCAAGCGGAGAAATTGAGTTGACCGTGACCGGTGCGCCAGCAGGATTCACCGCACAGAATGTTCGTCCAATTGTGCCAATTGTGTATTATCCCACGATTTCTAGCACTTCAAACTACAGAACAAAAACATCTACCCCAACATCAGCCACTATAAGCACTAGTGTTTATTCCACAGACGGTAACGGTCGTAAGTACTTTACACTACCCAATATTGATGTTTACTCAATCTCGGGAGTGAGTTACACAGGCACTCCGTTTACTGATGTTACCTCTCACTTCGAACTAGATGATGGGCAGCGTGAAACGCACTACGATAACTCTCGTTTGTATGTGAAAGAAGCATTTGCAGGTGAATCTATTTACACAGGTACAAACACCGGACTAACAGTTAGGTATTCGTACTTTGCCCACGGTGGGTTGTCTGCTGCTCCATTCATCGGGCGGCATTCGTATCTGAATCTGCCGTATGAACAGATTCCCCTGTACACAAGCCCCCGAACCGGCAAGACGGTTTCACTTGCAAACTGCTTGGACTTCCGTCATAGCGGACTGACCGCTTCCACGGAAATGATCAAGCCGTATGGTGTTTACGAAGGCTTGGCGAACACCGAGGTAACTTACAACCACTATCTGCCCCGCACAGACAAACTGTGTGTGAAAGCCGATCCCGAAGACGGTTCAGCACTGTTCTTCCTTGTGCAAGGAACACCGGATCTTGCGCCAATGGCTCCACCTGATCCAGCAGATGCTCTTGTGCTTGCCACGCTTACTGTGCCTGCGTACACCCACAACGCCACTGATGTTGTGGTTACACCCGTGGACACCAAGCGGTTCACAATGGCAGACATCGGTAAAATTCAGAAGCGCGTGGATGAAGTTGAGGTATTTGCAAAACTGTCCCTGTCGGAATCCGAGATTGAAGCGCGTTCTCTTCGTGGAACCTGTGCAGCAGCGGAACCTCTGAAGACATCCATCTTCTCTGATGAGTTCTACGGGCACTCCATTTCTGATGTCACAGATTCTCAGAACTCTTGCTCTATTGATTACGAGCGCGGTGAACTGCGTCCGTTCTTTACCACAGCAAACATCACGCTGCCCACAGCCAGTGCAACCAATACGGTTGTGTCTACCGATGGGCTGTTGACCCTTGGATACACTACGGTTCCACATATTCAGAACACGCAGTACACTCCACCCACCAAGGTAAAGATCAACCCGTCTAATACCGTGAACTGGCTTGGATTTATGAAACTCTCACCATCAGTGGATCCGTATTACGATAACGGCTACCGACCAGTGGTGAAAACCAATGCGCTCATGGAAAACGATAATTGGCTGTCATGTAATGCCAACGATGATCGCGGCTTTGGAACACAGTGGAACGATTGGGAAAGTCTGTGGACAGGAATTGAACAGGTTGAAGAAGAGCAGGACGACATTCAGAAGCGCATGGTGGAACTACCCCATGTGACTTCTGCTTCGGCTGTTCCGTCTTTTAACTCAGGCAGCGTTCGGGTTGGTGTGAACCGCAAGGTTGAGAGCATTGATCAAAAGAACAGCAACTACATTACTGCTCGTCAACTCAAGAACCGCATCAAGCACCGTATCGGTTCTCGTGTAGTGGATCGCAGCGTGGTGCCGTACATTCCGCTCAAGACCGTAACGGCAACAGTCAACGGACTCAAACCCAATACCACAGGACTGTCTGTTTACTTTGATGGAGAAGTAGTCAAGAGCGGCATCAGCACCGATGCCTACGGATCTTGCACCGTGTCTTTTGGAATTTCTGCTGGTGCATTCTTGGCAGGACAGCGCACGGTTCGTATATCCGACAGTGCGGTAACCGCCAACTCCACCATTGCTGCTGAAGCCACTTACTACTGCACCGGTTTGATTGAGCAGCGTGTGGCTGGCTCGTATTCCACTCGTCCACCCGAACTGCGCCGACAAACTCCCGCAAGTGAGTCTGTGGCTAAAGATCCGTTCAACCGCGACATTGATTCGGTGGAAAACACCCATTGGAGCGATCCGCTTTCACAGACCTTCTTTGTGGACAAGAAAACCAATCCTGATGGAATATTTGTAAACAGCGTGAATCTGTATTTCTCAGGCAAAGATTCGGTTCTTCCTGTGACCGCGCAGATTCGTCCCACGGTTTCAGGATATCCTTCTCCGTCTGTGGTGCTGCCGTTCAGCACTGTTACCAAACTGCCTGCTGATGTAAACGCAAACGCAACGGCTCCCACAGTAACAGGCTTTACATTCAGCAGCCCTGTGTATCTTGAGCCAGGCGAGTACTCACTGTGTGTGCTTGCAAACAGCGATGACTACGAGTTGTTTGCGGCTGATGCATCAGTGAACTCTACGCAAACCTCTGGTTCCGATGCAGGTCGTGCAGGTAACAACCAATTGGTGGGAACACTGTTCACCACTCAAGGTATTGGTCCTGCTGTTGCCAATACTGGTGTTGACCTCATGTTCGCCCTGAATCGTTGCGAATTCAGCAGTTCAACAGGAACATTGGTGTACTCCTCTGTTCCAAACTGCACCAATTCTCAGGTAATCAAACTGTACGCACCTGAACTGTTGCCTTCGTCTTGCGCCGTGTCTCGCACTCTTGGGTCGGTAGCATTCAAGAATAACGAGTCAGTATATTTGAATACTTTGTACACCACTGCGCCAGTACTCACTTATTCGCTCACGCGAGGCGCAGACACCACGGTTTCTCCTGTGGTGGACACTGCGGCTCTGTACGGAACCAGTGTAAAGATGTTCGCTGTCCCCAACACACCCGTATCCCGCTATGTTTCGCGGGTGGTTGAACTGGCAGATTCGTCTGCGTCCAACGGATTGGCTGTGTTCCTTGACGCAAATATCCCGTCTTCTTCAACCGTAACAGTGTGGTATCGCGCATCTCTGAACGGAGAAGGTGAAGTATTCAGCAAGGGGTGGACGCAACTCACCCGTAGCAATCCTACATTCACCAGCACATCAGAAATAGATTTCCGTGAAGCAGTGTTCCGTGGCACTCTGCCAAGTGGTCAATTCTTTAAGTCGTATCAGATCCGCGTGGACTTGACTCCACCGGCTGCAAACTCCACCTACTACGAGACTCCTGCTGTGCGTACCATTCGTACAGTGAGTTTTATACAGTAAGCCATGAGTGACAAACGGTACTTGCGGGACAGAAGAACTGGCGCGGTGGTGCTGGCTGATACGGAAGCAATTGAGGCTTTTCGTCAAAAAAAGACCGTGACTGAAGACATTGAGTGCCTGAAAACCGAGATAAATACTTTGAAGCAGCAGGTTGCACAACTTCAAGAATCACTGAAAACCCTACAGGCGAGCGAATAACATATGGCAGCAAGCACAGGACCAGCAGAAAACAATACTATTTCAATTCAACAGGTTGAATTGGGTGACACATTTAACTTGTGGAAAGATGTCACCAACACTGCTACTTACAAGATTAATAAGTTAAAGATTTACGATGCAACCACCACATCGTCTATTGCTGCATCTGTTAGCACGGGTGGAACGCTGTCATTGAATCTTGCAGACAATGTAAACAAAGGCTTGACATTTCAACAGCCTGTGCTGTTCAGCAGTGGTGTGACATTCAACGGTAATGTCACATTCAACTCAGGAATGGTTACGCTGAATGCAAACATTGTCACCATTGACGATTACAATATTGTGCTTGGTGACACTGCTGCCGCTAGCGATACCAACATTAATACCGCAGGCGGTGGTGGTATTCTGCTCAATCGTGGAAGTGGTGCAACAGCAGAATGGTTGTGGCAGACCACCCAAGTTCACGGTATCACTGGTGTGTGGCGTGCCAACACCCATATTGGTTTCAGCGGACCCACAAGCGGCATATATCCACATAACGGCGGATCTCTGCGTGTTCACGGTAGTGGATTGCAAATTGACGGCGGTTCTACCGGTGATCACGGAGTGCTGTTCAATCTGACTAGTACCGGTGTTGGAGGCACCACTAGTAACCGTATCATTGAATTGAGTCGTTATTCTCCTACAGGTGCAACCGTTTTCATGGAAGTGCTGAACGGTACAACCTACGGAGCGCAGCCGTTTGTCAATATTCGCAATGGTGCAAATCGCAAGCGTGTGACACAGACGGCTCACGGGCTGTCTTTTGGTACTCCTGTGTATATTAATGGCAGCGGAGCGTATAAACCAGCGGATTGCACCTCGGAAACTACTGCTGAAGTTGTTGGTGTGGTTTCCAATCTTGTAGACGCAAACAATTTTGAAGTCACATTTATTGGTGAAATATATGGAAACTTCAGCAATGCTCTGCTGTCGGGATCTAACCTATCAACAGGTTCGGTGTATTACCTGTCTACAAGTGCAGGAAAACTGAATCTCTCACCATCAAAGGCATCAGGAACCGTTCATAAAGCGGTGTTTGTTGCCACTGGTGTGACTGGCGCAGTGGTGATTCCTTTCACGGGTGGATTGCTTGCAGAAGATGTGATTATCACTACAGCAAGCACAGTGGGCAGAAGTGTCGCTCAACTTAATAAATTCCGAATCGGAGATGCAGTGCGTTGGGTTGCTGGTTCTGCCGGACTTTCGTATGCGTTTACTCCTGGTCCGGGATTCACATCTGCCACCTACGCTGATGGAATCTATGTTAAGGCACAGGCTAACAGTGCAACAGAAGCCGAAGTTGTGGGTATTGTTACTGATGTAACAGAAATTCCATCAACAAAGGTCAATTTTAAATTTACTCTCACCACAGACGGATATTACACTGGTGCTGTTGGACTGTGTGCAACGAATGGAACGGTTGCGGGAAATGCTGTTGCTGGTGTTCAGTATTTCTTGAATGTGAATTGTGCAGGAAACACGCAAGCATTAGACAATAACTCTGCTCCATCATTCACGAATACTCCTCCTACAACAGTTGGACAGGTGCGAAAGCCCCTGATTTTCACCACAACCGCGCAGGGTGGGCATATTATTTCATATCGTGGTGATGTGTTTAACGCATCGCAGTCTTCGTTTGCTGGATATACGGGATCGTTGCCGGAATTTGCTGATCTGCCCGCAGGCAGTATTGTCATGGGAACAACAGGCAGTATTCTGTCGCCAAATACAGGTGTTACTCTGTACTATCATAACAGTGGTGGCTTGAGTGGAGAGTACGGCATTTATCTTGGTGCAAGCACTACGGGTGTCACGATTAATGGCATATGGAGAACTCGTGGACGCGCAATTGATCGCGGAACCACAGGCGTAACCGCGTATCACCTCTGTCAGAGAATTTCTTAAAGGCAACACAAAATGGGATCATCACTACTACTAAAGGGCGGAACCAGCAATCCAAGAAAACTCGTGGAAAGTATTTCTACGACTTCTCCACACGGTTTTTCTGTGGGTGATGTGGTGCGCTTTGAAACGGCTACTTCTCTGTGGACAAAAGCACAGGCAAACAGCGCAGAAAATTCTGAAGTTGCGGGTGTGGTGAGTGCAATAACTACTACTACCGAATTTGAGGTTACCTATTCAGGATACATCGAAATTACAAGTCTTGCAGGTGTTACTTCGCCTGTGCTGTTTTTGGATTCCACTGCTGCTGGTGGATTGACTGCTTCTCCTCCAAGTGCAATTGGAATGGTTGTGAAGCCTGTTCTCACGAAAACCACAAACGGATCTGGTTACATTGTGTCCAACTACATTGGCACACAGATCGGCGGCTCGTCCACTGTAGCCATTGACGAGATTCAGCCTGTGGGCACAATCATGCCGTTTGCGGGTTCGGTAATTCCTGATTCGTGGTTGGCTTGTGACGGCAACTCGTATGCGATCAGTTCGTATCCCAATCTGTACGCCAAACTGCAAAACAGCAGCGGCGACCGCGCTCCTGCATACGGTCATGTGGTAACTCTCACACTGACTCTGAACGGTACTTCTATTGTTGCTGGCGATTTCATAGAATATAAAACTAACACTGGTGCGTGGACCGGAACTTTATATGACTCCAATGCAGACTTGGTTGCACAGGTATTGAGTGTCAGTACCGCAGGATCAGTTGTTACCGCTGTTGTGCAAGTGATTCCTGTGTACTCTAAGTCCACCAAGAATTTCAAGATAAACAATGTGGTGTTTAGCAGCGGTGGCTTCCTTGCTTCCGGATCCGAAACTGGTAGTGGAAATTATCGTGCGTACACTTCAGCCAAAGTATTCAAAGGCACCAATCTTACATTCTTCAGTTCCGCAATCACTCACTTCAATACACCTGATTTGCGTGGACGATTTGCACTTGGGTTGAACACAACAGCAATTGGGGAGGTTGACGGCGACATTGCTAATGACGCAAACTACTCTGCCATTTCTGGCATCTACTCGCTTGGTTCGGAGGGTGGACAAGAGTTTGTGGCTGCTCCTAGCGTAAAAGCCACTCCAAATCCCAGTGGTTCGGATAATGCGGCAGCAAACTTTACCGACACCAAAATAGCAAATATGCCGCCGTACACGGTGGTGCGGTATATCATTAAAGCCTCGCCGTACACACGCGCTGCAATCATTGACGGCATTGACATTCCGTACACCAGTTTGCTTGTGGGTGATCTGCGGGACGGCTCACTGCGTCCAGGCGGCAGTGGTGAAGACCTGCTGTTCAAGACCAACAACGGCACTAGTGGCACAGAGCGGATGCGGTTGACCAATGCCGGAAATTTAGGTATTGGAACAACTACTCCGGTGTATAAGTTAGTAGTATCTAATAGTGGTGCGGAAGGATTTGAATTTATTCCCGCAAATACTTCAGGTGTTAATATTATTCAATCATACAATCGAAGTGGGGCGGTATACAATACTCTTGATTTCCGAGCATCAGATTACAAAGTTCGCGTAGGTAATACCGAACAAATCACGATTAATAGTTCTGGTCAAGTGAATATTGCTTCTGCTGCAACATCCACATCCGTAACCACAGGCGGACTCACTCTTGGTGGCGGGCTTGGTGTTGGTGGTGCAATTTACGCCACGACAATAAACGCCACGGCTACCACGCCTTCCACAAGTGTGGGATCAGGCGCACTAGTGGTGGCGGGTGGATTGGGTGTTGCGCTTGGAATCAACACAACAGGGATAACTGCAACATCAGTGAATACAACTGGATTGAGTAAACTATCAAGAACTTCTGTGTTCAATGGATCTAGTGATCTCAACAGTAATTATGTGCTTGCTGCCAAAGCAACCGCATCAGACAATGGTGCTGTAATAGGATACGCAAATAATAATACTGTTTACGGAATATTGGGACACGCCGATGCTTACTCGTTATACGGTGCAGGAGCCATCTACACCAGTGGAGACATTACTGCGTTCTCGGATATACGCAGCAAGGAAAACATTTCCACCATTGAAAACGCTTTGGACAAGACGCTCACGCTGAACGGTGTGCTGTACACGGACAAAGAAACACAGCAGCGTAGAACTGGACTCATTGCACAGGATGTTTTGTCTGTTCTGCCTGAAGCCGTCCGTACAAACACAGACGGATACTATGCGCTTGCATACGGAAACTTGGTGGGTCTGCTCGTACAGTCTATCAAGGAACTTAACGCAAAGGTTGATGCGCTGTCTGAAAAAGTCAATTCCCTTGGCGGAACTGCATGACTACTCCTTCCTCCACAATAAAATTCAGTGACATTCAAACCGAATTCACCGGTAGCAATCCCATTTCACTTTCGGAATACTACAAAGCAGAATTGGGAATTCCTCTTTCGGGAGGAATAAGTGCAGGTTCCCTTCGTGGAAAAACTCGTCAGGGAAACTCCGTGGAGTGTGCCGATGCTGTAAAAAGAGATGTGAGTACAGTTGGTCCGTTTCACACGCCTACCACTGTGGGTGTGCTGTGCCAGCAAAAACGGATTGCAAATGGTGGTGAAATGGGAACGCCCACCTTTTCTTTTACGCCTTCTGCACTGCCAGATTTTAATGTTAGACAGTGTGTAAACAACACAGTGATATGGTACGGCAATGGCGATGGCTTGGGTTCCCGTGGATTGTCCAATTTCAAAATAAACGGAGTTGCAGTTACTCCTACAATTTCCTGCAACACAAACGCAAACATTCCAACTGGCAACAACGCGCAGTCTATAATTGATGCAAACATTTACGGATGCACATTCGGTGCAACTGCTCGTATAACAACCATTACATCTGCGTCTTGCACATTTCCCACCACAGGCGGAAACAGTCAGTGCATTGGTGGTGCTTTTTTGTTTCCCGGCACATGGGGCGCAACTGTAATATGTGGAAACGCAACTGCACTACAATCCGGCACCGTTATCGCTACTCTGCTTGCAGGCGATGTTGTTATTATGAATTACAATATTACGGTTGACCCCAATAGCACACCCAATTCAATTGCTGGATTGAATCTGGTTAGTGGCACAACACAACTTCCAGCGCACTACAATTATATTTCTAAATGGTACGGAATATCTGGTATTGCTGTGTATACCTGCGCTGTTGCAGGCAACTATACACTACCGGCGACCACCACTACATATGGAACAGGTGAGCCACTATACAAGCAAGCAGTGCGGCTGCGCTTTGTTCCTGAATATGTTGGGCAAGCATAAACCACTACGGAAACACTAAATAAAGTAGAACTCGCTCACACAGGAACACCCACATGACAGACTCAAGTCTTTCGTATACAAGTAATGCGTCTTTAGAGCAATTAACAATAATTGCCTCGGGCACTAGCGTTACCATTTATGTTGCTCCTAGTGGATCGGATATTAACACTGGACTGTCTTCATCGTCTCCTGTGTTTTCACTGAAGAAGGCGTGGAGCATTGCACAACAGTATAATATTGTGGGAAACGGGCAATTGTACATCACCTTTGCAGGTGGAACCTACGGGTACTCGGATGCTGAAGTTCCTGACAATATGTACCACCCACAGGGCGGCAATATCATTATTCAAGGCGATCCCGCAGCAGTAAAGCAGCGGTATCTGTACCGTGTGCAGAATTACTCATGGGACATTTCCCGTATTTCATACCACGGGCACACTGGCACAGTGAATCTTACCAATCTACAGGCAGGGCATACTCACGGATACACTGCGGCTGACAATAATATGTGGGTGGCTATCAGCAATCCGTGCTTGAGTTCGGCTGGAAACACAGACTGGACTTATTACGATCCCACTGCTGGAGTTAATTACACAGGATTGGACACAGCCACTCTGCGTACCGGAATTTACGGAGATATGTTCTTTAATCACGGGTATTCCTACGAACACGCCAACGGTATCTACGGGCTTGCACAGATTGCGGACGCATCCACATCAACCACTGATTTGCAACTCATCTTCAAGAACACGAACACAGATCCACGCATTCCTGCGTTCTCCCCGTACACCAAGGGTGCTGTCAGTAACGGAATCGGCAACACCATTCCGTGGTATGGAGTAGCCAACAACTATCCTGAAAATCAGTACAGCAAGCCCAATGGCTTTTACGGAAAAGACAGTTGGAGCGGTACTATTGCGTATCCTCAAAAGTCTTCTTTTGCTTCGGATTCGCACATCACTGATCAGCCGCAATTGGTTACTAGTTTCCCCGTTGTCATACAAAAAACAGGTTCAAAGCCACTGTTCACTGTTGCGGGTGGAAGTGTTAAAGCCATTCGCAATTTCATGCTTGTGGCAAATGATTTTGCCGTACCCAATGCCAGTGCAAACAAAACCAAGGCACTCAATGCACTGTATCCAACCGAAGAGCATTCACCGCAAGTAACTGCCTCTGCATGGCAAACAGCATTGCTGCGGGCTGAAAATGCCACCGTGGGCATCCGTCACTTGGGTGTGTATCACGCAGAGTTTGGTATTTGTGCAACCAATTCAAAGATTACCACATACACGGAGTCATCAGCAGAAACAGCGTTCACCACCATAACAGGCGTGCATGATTCAGGAGCATATGCAACTAGCGCAAATTTGGGACATCCTGATAACACACCAGTATTGACTGCGGTTAATGTTTCTTACGGAATTTACGCTCACTCATCAACCGTTCAAATTGGATACGAATCGGATAGACTGAATCCCGCAGCATCATTCTATACCACGGAGCAGGGTTGTTTTATACAATCATCACGAACAGCAATTGTAGCAACAGATAGTTCTGATGTGGCAGTACGCAGCGCAGTGATAAACTCTACCCGTGTCTTGCCTCGTTTTCAGTTTGTGCTACGAATTCCCGTGTTTGCTGGTGCTTCAGCCACAACGGGAAGCACTTACTCGTTCATGTATCCCACTTCATGGGGCGGAACCGAAACCACATCAAACTCCAATCAAGCATTCCAAAACGGCTACACAGCAGCCGCAGTGTTCATGCGAACAGGTGCTGCCACGGGATACACATTAGGATACATCACCAACATTGCAGGCGGTGGAACTGCGGCTTATAGTTCGGGGCAGTACACTTCCACTCACTCGGTAGCCGGAACTCCTGTTCCTGCCTACTATCAGACTCTGAATGTGTACGGATACCGCGTTGGTGACATTAACGGATTGAGTTTTGCGCTGCAAGACGATTTCAATAGTATCTCTTCTGCTACGGGATACACACTAGAGTTTGTTGCATTCAGCGACAACGAAACCACCACCGCAGGTGGAAAGTTTGAAATTGGAAAAAACGCATTCAAAACTACTGCCGCAGGTGGACAGTCCATTATTGGACTTGCTGCAAATGCAACCACACAAACATCCACAGGACTACCGTATTCCATAGTCGGATATCGTAGTTACCGTTGGTTCTCTGGCACAGATTCTTACGACACAAGTGTGGGTGTGTATCGCAACTCCACGCTGCGCGTTCGCAAAAATCTCTTGTTTGCTGCTGCGGACAACCGTGCTGTATATGTGGCAGACGGTTCTAAACTTCTTGCTGATTTTGGACACAATGCTGCTGTTACTCGTGGCGGATCCACCACTTATCAAAACGATGAAATGGGAGCATTGCTTGTTAATGGAGCAGGCAACTATGCAGTTACGGTTCGATCTGGTTCGTATGCTGGCTTGGGATCGGTGTTCACAAAATGCTTTAAGTCAGTTATAGATGCCACCTATGCCCTAAACACCACAATAGGTTGTATTGCTGCTGAAAATAATTCAGTAATTGATTTGCCTAATATCTCTCCCGCAGACAATATGGCATCTGTGGTGTGCGTGCTTCCCCCGTATGGAACTCCTGCTTGGAGCAGTATACAGGGCGCATTGGCTGTGGTTGATCCTGCCATAGTTGTTCTTAGCGCATATGGATCTGCTGTGAACTGGGGTATAGGTTGCGTAAACCTTACTTCTGCGTTTGACGGCTTTGGTGCGCCCGAACAAAGTCGTCCAACTGGTACTAGTGCGGTTGGTGGTGTATCGCCAACATTAGCATTTTACTATCTTGTCAGTGGATCTCGGCTTGGGCGTATTCCTGCTGGAACCACCTCCGACAACAGCATTGCAAGCACACAACTCTCCCATGTGTTTAGTGTGGGTGGAACCCCAACCGCAAACATCATGTCTCGTGCTAGTGGATTCAAATACAATCTGCCTACGACCAGTCAGTATTACCGTTGGTGGCAGATCACAGGATCAAAGCCAACTGTTGGTGGTGGACGAACCGCTGGTATTTGGTCTACTACTGGAGAAGCAGTTCGCAGAGTTGGATGGATTGCTCCTGCTGCATTTGATTTCAAGAATGGAGCAGACAATCCCATATCTTCGTGCGGTCCTCTAGGACTGACTTACGCTGGTGCCGGGATAAATAGTACAGCCGTTCCAAGTGCTAACGGAGGATCGGATCCAAACGCATCACCATCATCCAATCCACAGAAAAAGAATTCTGTATTCTACACTTGACCTTTGGAAAACTAAAATGGCAAAAAATCTTATTCTGATTGATAAAATAAGTGGTCAAGTAACCGAAACCATTTTTGGCTTCAATGACCGCACATACGAACCGTCCGTGTATTCGCGGTATGTTCCGTATGTGCTGGACTCTTCTATTCCTTTGGTTTCCGTGTTTGAAGTTTTCAAAAATTTTGGTGGCGCGGGAGACACCTATTCTGCGCCTATAACACTTCCACCCACCACAGAACAAAAACTCACGGGACCGATGTTTGGTCAGTTCGCTCGTGGTGAACTGCTGTTTCAGTCCACTCTGCACCCAACGGTGGTAAACAATCTTGTCCTGAGTGGTCTTACTGCTACGGCGTACAACCCCACGGTTGTTACCAACATAGGTGTTTCAAGCGGAACTATTGTGGGGCAGAAGTGCGCGGAGTTCAAGGGATCGTACTTGGACACCGACACACAGGCTGCGTGTCTCCGCATTCCTGATTACACCTTTCCTGGCTCTTCGATGCCGTACTTCATGGCATCGGGATTCCTGTACT